TTCAAACAAACGAATGAGCTGTTAAAGTTCTTAGAAACTAAATTCATATTATGTTAAAAACAGTAGCTAAACATCATAAGGAATGGATTGAAGTAGTACAAAAGCTAGGAGGTAAACACCATTCAGAAGATATTGTACAGGAAATGTATCTCAAGCTATATAAGTATTCAAGCTATGATAAATGTATTGTAAATGGAAGAGTTAACAAGTATTACATATTCCTAACATTACGCTCCATTACATTCTCTTTTTTTAAAGAGCAAAAGAAAATACAGAAATATAACATTGATGACTTCGAGATTGAAGAAGTTGAAGATACTATTGAATTTGAAAACAACTGGAATGATTTTATTAATAAAGTAAATAAAGAATCTAGCACGTGGCACTGGTACGATGAACAAATCTTTAATATGTACAAAGATAATAAAACATCATTCAGAAAGTTAGCGAATGATACCGGCATTAGTTGGGTTTCAATATTCCACACCGTAAAGAACTGTGAGCATAAATTAAAAGAAAAACTAAGTAAAGATTATGAAAAAATTAGACAATGATAAAGTTGTTTATAGGCATAGACGAAATGATAATGATGAAATATTTTATATTGGAATGGGAAAGCCATCTAGACCTTTTGAAAAATTTAATAGAAAAAATAATCATTGGAATAATATAGTAAATAAATATGATTATTCTATTGAAATATTAGCTAGTGATTTATCTAAAGAATACGCTTGTGAATTAGAAATGTTTTTAATACAAGAATATGGATTAGAAAATCTAACAAATATAACAAGTGGTGGAGATGGTAACAACTATTGGTTAGGTAAAAAAAGAGATAAAGAAACGTGCATTAAATTAAGTAAAGCTAATAAAGGTAAAAAACTTTCAATAGAAACAATAGAAAAAATGAAAGGTAGGGTTGCTTGGAATAAAGGGAAAAAATATCCAAAAGAAGTAATAAAAAAAATATCTGATAATAATAAAATGGCTAAAAAAGTTATAGATAATAATACTGGAATCATTTATAATAGCTGTACAAAAATGTGTAAAAAATTAAATATAAGTTATAGTACTATTGTAAAAAAATTAAATGGTACTTATAAAAATAACACAAACTTTAAATATTTATAGATGAAAATTGATAAAAGAAGTAAATTTTATAGAGATAGCTTAAAGGTTTCAAAAAAATCACAAGGACTAGGTGATACAATTGAAAACATAACTAAAGCAACTGGAATAAAAAAGGCTGTTAAATTTTTGTTTGGTGAAGATTGTGGTTGTACCGAACGTAAAGTAATATTAAATAAATGGTTTCCCTATATGAACTGTTTAACAGAAAAAGAATATAATATATTAAACGATTGGTTTAAACACGATAAACAAGTAGTTAGTTTTAATGAGCGTACTTTTTTGATTAAGATATACAATAGAGTTTTCAATAAGAAACAAAAAGATACACGTTGCTCATCTTGTATGCGTGATATTATTAACAGCTTACGAAAAGTTTATAAAGAATATTAATATGAAAGCAACAAAAGAAGAAATAGAAAAGGCTTATGAATTTTTTAAAGCAGCAGATACAATTATATCATTATCATCTGTTAATTATTATATTGAAGGTAGAGAATTAGTTTTAAAATGTTTAGATTCACTTGAAGAATATTAACAAATGATTAATTTAATTGTTTAATAAGTGACTTGAATAATCAAGTTATATCAAATTATGGAACACGGAGGAAAACGAGAAGGTGCTGGTCGTAAACCTAAATCAGATGAACTAAAACTAATAGAACAGCTTACTGAGTTTGATGACATAGCAAAGAAGTGTATGGTTGACGGTATTAAAGACGGTAACTATCAATTCTGGAATAAGTTTATGGAATACCGATATGGTAAACCAAAAGAAAGAGTTGATGTAACTTCTGGCGATGAACAAATTAATATACCTATAATAAATTTCTTTGATACTAAATAGTAAATATAAAAACTTAGCTAATAAAGATTGTAGATACTTTATTTTGACAGGTGGTCGTGGGAGTTCTAAATCTTTTACGGCCACCTCTTTTAATACTATGCTAACAATGGAGGAGAAAAGTAAAACGTTATTTACACGTTATACAATGACTTCTGCTAGGCTTTCTATTATACCTGAGTTCTTAGAAAAGTTGGAACTATTCGCATGGGTGCAACACTACTCAATTAATAAAGATGAGATAGTTAATAATAAGAACGGTTCAAGCGTAATATTTAGAGGTCTTAAAACTTCTGCCGGTAATCAAACTGCTAACCTTAAATCATTACAAGGCGTTAATAATTGGGTATTAGATGAAGCGGAAGAGTTAATGAGTGAAGATGACTTTGATACAATAGATTTATCAATTAGAGATAAGGAAAAACAAAATAGAATTATATTAATAATGAATCCAACCACTAAGGAACACTGGATTTATAGAAAATTCTTTGAAAGTAAAGGAGTGCCAGAGGGTTTTAATGGTATTGTAGGTGATACTTGCTACATACACACTACTTACTTAGATAATATAGAGAACTTATCACAGTCTTATATTAAACGCTTAGAAGAGATTAAAGTAAACAACCCTAAGAAGTACCAACATAAAATTATGGGTGGTTGGTTAGATAAAGCGGAGGGTGTTGTGTTTGATAATTGGAGTATAGGAGAATTTAATCCTAATAACTTACAGACTTCGTGTGGAATGGATTTTGGGTTTAGTGTTGACCCTGATACTCTCACAGAAATCGCAATAGACAAAGTACATAAAAAGATATATCTAAAAGAACATATTTATCGCAACGGTTTAAAGAGCCACGAACTCGCTCAAATAGTTTTAAATAAAGTAGGTACTAAATTAATTATTGCTGATAGTGCAGAGCCTCGTTTAATATCTGACCTACAACACGCAGGAGTTAATATACAAGCTGTTAAGAAAGGCACAATAGAAAGTGGTATAACACGTATGCAAGATTATGAATTGATAGTATCATCTGAAAGTACTAACATCGTTAAAGAACTTAATAACCACGTTTACGCAGACAAAGGTAGTAAACTTTATATTGATGATTGGAATCACGCTATTGATGGCATCCGTTACAATGTTATATTTCATTTAGACAATCCAAACAAAGGAAACTATTACGTTTATTAATTAAAATATTTTTTGTATATTGTATTAAAATTAAATTATGGCAGAAGATAAAGAAATAGTAAAAGAAAGAAATAAAAAATACAGAAACGCTAACAAGGAAACAATGAAGGCGTATTATCAAAATAATAAAGAAGCATTAAAAGAAAAAAGAAAAGAGTATCAGATAAAAAACAAAGAAAAAATAAGTAAAAGAACTAAAGAGTATACAGAAAAAAATAAAGATAAAGTATTAGAATGGGCTAAAAAAGCAAAAATAAGAGAAAAAGTAAAAAGAGTTAAACTAAAAAAAGAGTTAAAATACTTTAGAGAAACGGATGTTAATTATTTAAATGAAAAAGCACATAAAAAAGAGGTGTCAAGACTGAAAAGGAAAAAGTATTTAAATGATTATCATAAAAATAGAAGAGAAACAGACCTTTTGTTTAGAATGAGTAAAAATTTAAGAACTAGAACTTATATAGCTTTTAAAAGAAGTAGTTGGAATAAAATATCAAAGACAAAAACAATGCTTGGTTGTGAATATGAAACTGCTTTTAATAATATAGATAATAAATTTACTAAAGGAATGACTTGGGAAAATATGGGCGAATGGGAAATAGACCATATCATACCTTTGTCAAGTGCTAAGACAAAAGAAGAACTTATTAAGCTATGTCACTATACAAACTTACAGCCACTTTGGAAAATAGATAACAGAAAAAAGGGTTGTAAAATTTAGCTTATTATACAAAAACAAACTAATGTTGTTTAAGTAGTATATGAAAGTAGAAATTAACATACCCGAATCTCTAAACGATATAACACTACAACAATATCAAAAGTTTTTACTAATAGAAGAACCAACAAACGATGACTTATTGAGTTGTTTTTTAGACTTAGATATTAAAGCTATTAACAATATTAAAGCAAGTGAAATTGATAGGCTTGTAATCCATATCAATAGTTTGTTT